CAAAGACTCCCGATAGTCGTATGCAAATGAAGAATTGGGTAACTGCTGCTGTATACCCCGCTATTGACTTTGACAAAAAAGGATTTTTATGGTGCAATGGAACTGTTGTGCATTGGGATAGTTTTTTAAACAATATTATAATAAATAAACAAAAAGCAGATAAAGAAGGCACACCATATGCTTGGGATGTATATACAAAAAAAGCATTAGAAAATGGAAAGCCTATTTGGGAATCTAGATGGTCGATGGAAAAAATCGAGCAAAGAAAACAATTTTATATAGATTCGGGTACTCCTGCAAAATTTTATCAAGAGTATATGAATCAAGCAAGGTCTCCCGAAGATGCTGTTTTTAGTGAGGATGATATAAATGACAACTTATACGAAGGAGTTCCTAGGTTCGATAACGAAAAAGGTGCATGGGTTCTTAGGGTGGATGGTAGTGATAAGCCTATTAATATCTATATTGGTATTGACCCTGCTTCATCTGTTGCTGACCACAGGGACTATAGTGTTATTATGGTTGTTGGAGTTACTGAAGAACACGATTATTACGTTCTTGAATATTGGAGGGAAAGAGTCCTCCCTATGGATTGTGCGGAACAAATTTTTAAAATTTTTAAAAAGTATAAACCCGTTAAAAGGGTAAACATTGAAACAATAGCATATCAAGAAATGTTAAGAGATTATGTTATGCGAAGAAGTAAAAGCGAAGGATTATTTCTACCTGGAATAGAAAAAGGTATCAAAGGATACACTCAAAAAAAGAAAGATAGATTGTTTGAGGGATTACAACCAATGTTTAGGCAAAAGGCAGTTCATTGTAAAAAGTCGCACACAGAATTTATTGGAGAGTTGATGGATTTTCCAAAAGGTGCACATGACGATACAATAGATGCATTTTACCTAGCAACACAATATACAGGAGGTCATCAAAAGCCTGGGGGTCATTCAAAAAAAGGTAGAAAAGGCAGTAAAAGAAAAATACTTAAAAAGTATAATTGGATGACAGGTGCAAGAATGTAAAATAAATAGTTTGTTTTTCCTATTTTTATTTAATAGGTTATAGACTGTAAAACCCTAGGTAATTTAAAAAAAATATGGCAGATAAAAAATTTCCAGAAGACGTTAGAGCGAAACGAGTTAAAGAACTCTATAAATCTTGGTCTGATGCCCGAAAAGATTGGGAGCAAGGAGCAAGAGAAGATATTGATTTTTACTTAGGTAATCATTGGACAGATGCTGAGGTAGATGAATTAGCATCTAGAAATCAAAGTAGTTTATCGGTTGATAGGCTATACTCGGCTATTGAACAATTCAAAGCCATTACAACTGCGAGACCTCCAAAATTTCGTGCTATCGCACGAGAAGATTCGGATGTGAAAATGTCTCACATTATAAACACAATTCTTCATTACATTTGGGAAATATCCGATGGCAATGAAATGTTTAAACAAGTTGTTCACGATTATGCAATATGTGGTATAGGTTATTTTTATGCATATATTGACAAAGAAAGTGACTATGGTAGGGGGGACGTGAAAATTTCTCACTTAGACCCATTCAAAGTTTATGTAGACCCAAATTCTAGAAATAGATATTTTGACGATGCAGCAGGTATAATAGTTACTAATATTCTTACGAAACAACAATTGTTAAATGAGTATACAGAATTAAACGAAATTCCTGAAGGTGTTGATGAAGATGGTAATCCTTTGTATGATATGCCATTAATCGAATACATTAATTCGGGAACAGGTTTTAAAAGTGAAGATTTTCCTTCAAGTAATCACGATGATAGAAATAGTTTTACACCTGATAGAGTGGCAGATTACGATGATGGAGAGCAAGAGATGGAAAAATATAGAATATTCCATCATTATGATAAAATTAAAGTTCCATATTTTAGAGTTAAAAATATAGAAACAAATCAAGAATACATTATAGACTTTAATCAATTGCAAAATTTAGGAAAAGATAACAAATTCCAAGCAGCAGTTGAAATGGGTCAAATACAAATGACAGAAGTACAACAAACTAGAATACGTTGTACACATGTATTAGGTCAAATTGTATTGTATCAAACTATATTGAATACGGATAAATATCCTGTTATTCCATCTCCTAACATATGGACAAATACACCTTATCCATTATCCGATGTTAGTAAGGGAAAAGATTTACAAAGATTTATTAATAAGTTAACATCATTAATAACATCTCATGCACAATCAAGTGCGGGATTAAAATTGTTAGTACCACAAGGTTCTATACAAGATATGGAGCAATTAGAAAGAGATTGGTCAAATCCAACTGCAACTATAGAATATGATGCAAGTTTTGGAGAGCCACACTTTCCATCTCCACAACCTTTATCGCAATCTATAATAACATTGCCTAAAATGATTGAAGGATATATAGATTTAAATATGGGTATTTATGAAATGCAACAAGGCAATGCCGATGCTGCACCTAGAACTGCAAGTGCTACTATGCAATTAGAAGATTTTGGAGCAAGAAGAAGTAAATCTAAACTAAGAGATATTGAAGGTGCATTAAAACGATTAGGTTTAGTTGTGTTTAATTTATGTAAAGAACATTATGATTACCAAAAAACATTTAGATTGGCAAATCCTAATAATGATATAAATGAGGCAACAATTAACGAACAAGTTCAAATGTACGATAATATGGGGAATGCAATCACGGATTGGAAAAATAATTTACAAGTTGGGCAGTATGATATTACTATTGTTGGTAATTCAACTACTCCTACAAACCGATGGGCAGAACATGCGGTATATATGGAGGCATTTCAAATGGGTCTCATCGATAGGGAAGAGGCACTTAAAAAATCAGATATATTTGATAGAGAAGGTGTAATGCAAAGAATGAGCGATATACAACAATTGCAACAACAATTAGCAGGTGCACAACAACAAATAAAAGAATTGAGTGGCGACCTTCAAACCGCTAGAAGGGAATCTGTAAGTGCAAGGCAAAGGACTGAAGTTGAGAAATTTAAGACCACCTTGAACGAGCAAGAAAATGTCACAAGAGCAAATACAAAAGTAGCGGTTAACAAACTTCAACATTCGGTTAAACTTGAAGAAGAGAAATTGCGAATGGCTAACAAAGCAAAAAGCGATAAATCTCAAGAACCCGAGAAATCAGAAGTAGAAGGAGAAGAATAATGGTAGACAATACTACAAGCGAGTCGCCTCAACAGGGAATGGTTGATGAATCATCCGTAAACCCTAATAACCAAAGTTATGAAAGCGACCCGATAATCGGAAACAATGACGAGAATCTTATATCAGACAATCAAGAGACATTAGGTGCTGAAACACCAAGTGAACCTCAACCATCTGTAGAAGACTCTCAGGGTATGCAACAAAACCAAGAACCTCATAATTGGGAGGCTTCGGCTAAATATTTCCAATCGGAAAAAGATAAATTGTTTGAGGAGAATAAACAACTTCAAGAACAACTTGCTAATGTCGGACAACCTCAAGAGCCTGTTAAAGAAGAACCAAAAACTTTAGCACCGCCCGAAGATTTTGACCCTTGGGATGCCTATAATGACCCAAATAGTTCGAGTTATCAGTTTAGAGTTCAACAAGAGCAAAGCAACATTAATAATGCGGTTGGTCAAGTTCGTGAAGAACTAGTTGGACAATATAAACAACAACAACAACTATCTGAGTTTGATAAGGAGTTAGGAAGTTTAGGATTGAATGAGAAGGATAAAAAGTCATTCTATGAATTTGCTAATACTCCTGTTGCAAAAATGGGGACTGAGCAGTTAGTTCAAATGTGGAGAGCCACATCAACCTCATCGCAACCAACACAAGGAGTTGACCCAAGTATAAATGCAACACAACGTGTACAAAGTGCACCAAGTGGAGCAGGTATATTGCAAGGGGGTACACCTCAAGCACCAAAGGTTAACGAATCTGATGCTGCGTGGGATGCGGTTATGAATGCTGCTAAA